GAATGAAACGTACCAGGGAAATAGAAAACTAAAAAGGTCTTATGTCCAACTTGAATGGACAAAAGAGTTAGTAGAAGAATTTGTAAAATGCTCTAAAGACCCAATCTATTTCGTCGAAAAATATGTTAAGATCGTTCATGTTGATAGAGGGTTAATTAATTTCGTACCCTACGAATATCAAAAAGATATCATCGATCTAGCAGCTAAAGAAAGATTTGTTATTTGTAAAATGCCTAGGCAGTGTGGTAAAACGACCACAATCGTAGGTATCATGCTTCATGCTGTTTTGTTTCAAGAGAATTATCAAATTGCTATTTTAGCAAACAAAGAAAGACAAGCAAGAGAAATTTTAGGTAGAATTCAATTAGCTTACGAGAACCTACCTAAGTGGCTGCAGCAAGGTATTGTAGAATGGAACAAGGGTAACGTAGAATTAGAAAACGGTTCTAAAATCCTAGCTTCATCAACATCATCTTCTGCTATTCGTGGTACGTCTCAGAACTTAGTATACTTAGATGAGTTCGCATTCGTACCTAATAACATGCAGGAGGAGTTTTTTGCATCAGTTTATCCTACTATTTCGTCAGGACAAACTACTAAAGTATTAATTACTTCTACTCCTAATGGGTTAAATCAGTTCTATAAGATCTGGGCTGACTCAGAACAGGATAGAAACTCGTATAAAAGAATTGAGGTACATTGGTCGGATGTACCTGGTAGAGATGAGAAGTGGAAAGAAGAGACAATTAAAAATACTTCTGAAGATCAATTCAGAGTAGAATTTGAATGTGAATTCGTTGGTTCATCTTCAACACTAATTAATGGCGCTAAGTTAAGAGCTTTAGTATGGCGTGACCCAATTAAAACAGAAGGCCATATTAAGATATACAAAGAGCCAGAGAAAGGAAAACAGTACTGTATAACTGTAGATACTGCAAGAGGAAGGATGGGAGATTATTCAGCCTTTGTTGTATTTGATATTAATGAGATCCCATACAGGCAGATTGCGATATACAGAAATCAAGAAATAGATCCTTTAGTTTATCCTAATGTGATCAAAAGAATAGGTGACTATTATAATCAAGCTACGGTCTTGATTGAAACTAATGATATAGGTCAGCAGGTTGCAGATATTCTATATAATGATTTAGAGTACGAAAATTTAGTATTCACTTCTTCGTTGCCGTTTCAAGGGACAAGAGTGTCTTCAGGGTATGGAGGTAAAGCTCATCCAGGCATAAGAACTACTAAGTCTACGAAGAAGGTAGGATGTTCTAACTTAAAATCTCTAATAGAGAATGATAAGTTAGTAGTACAAGATTATGAAACGATACAAGAGCTTATGAGGTTTGTATCTAAAGGTACTAGTTTTGAAGCAGAAGATGGTAATGATGATTTAGCTATGTGTTGTGTAATGTTCTCATGGTTAGCAGATCAGTCATATTTTAGAGAGTTGACTGACTCAAATCTAAGAGAAAATATGTATTTACATCAACAACAACAGATAGAAGACGAGTTGACTCCCTTTGGGATTATAAATGATGGATTTGATGAAACTGAACCTAATCAAGTTATAGATCTTGAGCATCAGTCCTTTGAGGATTGGATGAGATCATAGTCTGTAAGACCGTACATTTATAAATAAAGAAGACAGTCTAACTGTATAAATAGAACCTCTGAAGGGAGATAGACATGCCATTTCAAGTCAGTCCAGGTGTAAACGTAACTGAAATTGATTTGACTACGGTTGTCCCTGCAGTTTCTACAACCGAAGGTGCCATTGCAGGTGTCTTCCGTTGGGGGCCCATTGACAAACGTATTCTTATCGATTCAGAACAGGAACTGGTCCAGAAATTTGGTAAACCAACTAACCATAATCCTGAGACCTTTTTCACAGCCGCTAACTTCTTAGCATATGGTAATAAACTATATGTAGTTAGAGTTGGAGACCTAACCAGCTCTGATGCAAACGTAGTTGTTCAAACTGCTTATGCTAATGTAGGTGCGGTTATTAGTACTACTACTCTCAACGTTCCAAACGATGATGAGTTTGAAGGACTAGAATCAGCCATTGAAGCAGAAACAAACGTAAGATATATCGCAAGGTATCCTGGTGAGATTGGTAACTCACTTAAGGTATCTGTTTGTGATGCACCAGATGGTTATTCACAAGATATTTCATTAACCGGAGGTGATGCTAACCTATCATCCAACGGTTCATTAACTACTATTGCTGCTTATAACGGATCCAATACAGCATACATTAAAATTTCACCGTCCGCCTCAGGTAATACTGCTGAAGCTTCTGCAAGGCTTACAACAGTTCTTGCTGATATGCAAGCCGGTGATATGCTAGAGCTTGGTAACTCATCTATCGGTAAAGTGTTTAAACAAGTTACTAGCGTAGGTGGTGTTACAACTTATGATCCAGGTGTTAGCGGTGCAAATGCAACCTTATTTGCAGCCAACACAGACGATGAATTCGTCTATGCAGCTCTATCATTAAGAACTAACTTTACTTTACAAGATTGGTCAGCAGACGGAATTGCAGCTGCAGACGATAATGCTGCCAAGTATGTAAAGCGTAGATGGGAATACTTCCAGACAATTGACGCAGCTCCAGGTGCTTCTCAGTTCCAAGCTACCAGAACAGGTGGTGCGAACACAGCAGCAGTTGACGAAGTACACGTTATTGTCGAAGATGAAGATGGTGTATTCACAGGAGTCCCAGGAACAATTCTTGAAGCCTGGTCAGGACTCTCCAGATCTACAGACGCAAAGACAGAAGATGGATCAACCAACTACTACAGAACTATTCTGAATAATAACTCTCAGTACATTTATGTTGCTTCTGAGCTAGCAGGGTATTCAAATACATCTGCTAACATGGCAACACTAGGAACTGATGGAGTTCAGACCTACTCAATGGTAGGTGGTTCTGACGGTATGAATGAAAATAGTGTCTCAATGGCCGAGTTGTTCTCAGGCTATGATAGATTTGCTTCAGCTGAAGACATTGACGTTTCACTTATCCTACAGGGTAAAGCAAGAGGCGGAGATGCAGGTCAACAGCTAGGTAACTATCTAATTGATAACATCGCTGAGGCAAGAAAAGACTGCGTAGCCTTCCTCTCACCTGAGAAAGCAGACGTGGTTCTAAATGCTCAAGGCGATGAATCACAAGACATTGTAGATTTTAGAAACGTTCTAACATCTTCATCATATGGTGTTCTCGATTCTGGGTACAAATACATGTACGACAAGTACAATGACATTTACAGATATGTCCCACTAAACGGTGACATGGCTGGACTTGCTGTACGTACCGATGAAACTAGAGATCCATGGTGGTCACCAGCAGGCTTCAATAGAGGTATTATTAAGAACTCTATCAAGCTAGCTTTTAACCCAAGAAAAGCTGATAGAGATATTCTCTATAAGGCGGGTATTAACCCAGTTGTAACGTTCCCAGGTCAGGGTACATTACTATTTGGTGATAAGACTCTTCTTGCTAAGCCATCAGCATTCGATAGAATCAACGTACGTAGACTATTCATTGTTCTTGAGAAAGCGATTGCAACAGCTGCGAAGTTCACACTCTTCGAGTTCAACGATGAATTCACTAGAGCGCAGTTTAAGAACCTAGTAGAGCCATTCCTTAGAGACGTTCAAGGCCGAAGAGGTATTTACGACTTTAAGGTCGTCTGTGACGAGACTAATAACACAGGCGAGGTTATTGATAGAACGAGTTTATTGGAGATATTTACATTAAACCGGCTAAGTCAATTAACTTTATCCAGCTCAACTTCGTTGCAGTACGTACAGGTGTTGAATTCTCCGAGATCGTCGGCCAGTTCTAATAAATAGATAGAGACAAGGGAGAATAAAACATGGCTTTCAACGTAAACGAGATTAGAGCACAACTAGCACTTGGTGGAGCGAGAAATTCGCTCTTCCAAGTAACAATTCAAAACCCAGCTAATAGTGCAGGGGATGTAAAAGTACCGTTTATGGTACAAGCTGCTCAGATTCCACAGTCAACTTTAGGACTTATCGAAGTACCTTATTTCGGTAGAAAAGTTAGACTAGCAGGAGACAGAGTGTTTGGTGATTGGACGGTTACTGTTATTAACGATGAAGACTTTCTCATCCGTAACGCTATGGAAGAGTGGTCTAATAACATCAATACTCACCAAGGTAACATCAGAAGCTTTGGTGCTGCTTCACCCTCGCTATATAAAGCACAAGCTCAGGTAACTCAGTTTGCAAAAACTGGGGCACCTATCAGAACTTATACATTTAATGGAATATTTCCAACCGATATTTCACCTATTGAGTTGGATTGGAACGCAACTGATCAGATCGAACAGTTCACTGTAACGTTCCAGTTTGACTGGTGGGAAGTGACAGGCGGCATTACTGGCAACGCTGGTGGCAGCTAATAATTAGAGATAGGAGGGCGCAAGCCCTCCTACTTTAAAGGAGTTATAATGGCAGAATTATTCGGTTTCCAGATCCGACGAAAGTCCGAGGAGCCTGAACAGACCAAAAACGAAAAGTCATTCGTTCCTCCTACAGAGGATGACGGCGCCGTTGTTGTGTCTGCTGGAGGTGTCTATGGCACCTATGTTGACTTGGAAGGTTCAGCAAAAACAGAAGCTGAGCTAGTAGCAAAATATAGAACGATGGCAATGCACCCTGAGGTGGATTTTGCTATCGATGATATCATCAACGAAGCTATTGTAACAGATGTCGATGAAGATGTCTGTTCTATTGTTTTAGATGATATTGATTACTCAGAGAATATTAAAAATCTTATTAGAGAAGAGTACGATAATGTACTAGAGATGCTCAACTTTAAAAATAGAGCATATGAGATCTTTCGTCAGTGGTATGTAGATGGTAGACTATACTATCACGCTGTTATTGATACAGAGAATCCACAAGACGGTATTAAAGAGCTTAGATTTATTGATCCGCGGAAGATTAGAAAAGTACGTGAAGTAAAAAAATCAAAAGATCCTGGTTCACAGATTAGTTTACAGAGAGTAAAACAAGAGTATTATCTGTATAACGAGAAAGGTTTTAATACTAACCAGCAGGCTAATTCTACTGGTACGCAAGGAGTAAGAATTGCTAAAGATTCTATTATCCACTGCACCTCAGGCCTCATGGATGTTAATTCATCCTTAGTACTGAGTTATTTACATAAAGCTATTAAGCCACTTAATAATTTAAGAACTCTAGAAGACGCTACTATTATTTACAGAGTTTCTAGAGCACCTGAAAGAAGAATTTTCTATATCGATGTAGGTAACTT